CTGATTCTAATAATGCTCCCATTTTAGTTTTTGTTTTGTTTTTAGTTTATTTAAAATTTTTATTTGTTACCCTAATTTACCCATTAAATCTTTCATTCTTAAGAACTGAGGATTTTCATAAGTTTTTGATTCAATTAGAGTAGTTGATGAACCTGTAGTTACTGTTTTATTTAATTTTGCACCTACTGATTCATTAATTGATTTTGTATCTACCTTAGATAATTCGTCTTTGACTGACTTATAAAGACTTTTAGATTCTTTTAAAGTTTGAACATTGTCAAATCTTCTTAGGATGTTTATTTTTTCTTTTTTAGTAGTTGAGTGTTCTGTGAACAATCTTGTAGCGTAAGCTAAGTTTGAATTAAAGATCGCAACTTCATTAAGTTTTTCTCTGAAAACATTTAATGCTTTTCTGTATTCTTCATTCTTTTCTCTCAACATTCTAACTTCTTCTTGTGTGGATTCAACTTTAACACCATTTTTACCATAAACATAGTTTCTGTTATTAGTGATGCCCTTTCTTAAACCTCGACCTTCTTTAGAACCCATACCATAAGTTCTTGCAGCTTCTTTGGTCTCTTCTTTTTCAAAAGCCTTTTCTCCTTTAGAATTTGTCATACCTTTTTTAGTGGTGTAATCTTCTTTACCTTTCATGGTTTTAGATTTTTCACCCTTATTCATTCCGTAATCACCTTCTTTAGTTTCAGCTTTAACAACTTTAGATTTACCTTCCATGTTAGCACCTTTTTTGTAATCAAATTTAGCTTTACCAGTACCAACAGATTTAGGACCTTGTTTCATGTCTTCTTTAAATCCACCTGTTGTTTTCTTGTAACTAAATTTAGGTTTACCCATACCAACACCTTTAGGTTTAATTGTGTTTTTAGATTCCATCATGTTGTCATCTTCCTCCATGTCATCTTCTTCCATCATTTCAGAATCCTCCATGTCATCTTCTTCCATCATTTCAGAATCTTCCATGTCATCTTCTTCCATCATTTCAGAATCGTCATCTAATGTGATTTCGTAAACAACTTCTTCATCCTCTTCAGACATATCTTTAGAATCTACTTTTGACATATTTCCACTAAAAATAGCATCAATAACATCATCAACTGATTCATCAAATTCTCCATCATCCGACATCATATCATCTTCCATCATATCATCAGACATCATATCATCTTCCATCATGTCGTCTTCAGATTCACCAAGCTTAACAAGATATTCTACATCAGCATCATTATCAGTTAAATGAACATTTTCACCGTCTTTTTTAACGATGATTCCGTCATTTTCACCCATAGCTTTGAATACTTTTAAAATTTCTTCGTCAGAAGCATCAGTTAAATCAATTGGACTTTCGTCTGAATCCATACCAAAGTCCATTTCCATATCGTCAGATTCATCATCCAATTCCATGTCCATATCCATGTCTACTTCATCATTATCAGCGGACATATCCATGTCAGCATCTAATTCAACCTCATCTTCGTCAGATTGCTCGGAAAGAGATTCTTTTACTAGTTGATTGATTTCTTCCTTCATAGTAGAAGCAAGTATTCCTTTTGCATTTTCGGCTATAGCTTCTTCAACTTGTTTCATTTGAATAAGAGCCTCTTGAACTAATTTGTTTTCTTTCATATAGAAAATCTATTTATTTTAACTAATAAATATTACCAAAAAACAAAAAATATCGTTTTTTAATTATATATCTTTTATTTTTTAATGTTTTATGATTAATAATTTTGTGGAAATACAATATTATATCAACATATAAATATGTTCGAGCAAAAAAAAAGTGGTCAAAATTGACCACTTTAGATAAATTGAATTTAAATCAATTATTTAATAACTTCATCTATTTTACTTTCGGATACTGAAGTAATTCTCCAATCATGAGTAAAACCTTCATATTTTGCCGTAACCTTTGCTTCTACATCGGTAACAGAATATCCTCTTACAAGTTTTTCTTCTCTGATTTTTTTAATTTTACCGCTGTTTTCATCAGGTAAATCGTACTGAACTTTCGCTACAAAAAATTTTTCTTCCATAATTATTTTTATTTTCCCAAATAATCGGTTAATTTTCTCATTAAGTCAACTCCTTTGGATTGGAATTCTGAATTTTCTGGTGTTTTATGTCTTTTTTCTTCTTCTAAGTTTTCTTCATACTTGTTTCTATCTTCAGGATTAGTAAATAAATAAGCTCCTGGTGTAGATGGTGAAGACACTAAGTCAAAACAAATTAATTCAAAATCCTCTTGTACTTCATTTCTTTCTCCAACCTTTTTTAAGGAACCGACTCCTCTTGAAGAAACTCCCATGGTTACACCTTGTCTCATTAAGTTAGCTGCTTGGTCTCCTTTTGTTGAAACAATACCTCTTTCATGGAATCCTGGTGATGTTAATAATTTAAGTTTACCCATTAGGATATTTTTATCCCACCATATATCAGTAATGATATGTGCTACTCTATCTAAATCAATTAAAGATGATTCAGGGTGGTTAAGTTCTGAAGTTGATAGTCCCTTGGCTATTGCCTTCTTATAGTTTTCAGCTTCTCTTTTTAATATTCTTTCAGGATAAAATCTTCCGTTTCTATTTGGAGTATCGTACTTTTGTAATACGGCATAAAATTCAAATGGATTTCTATAATCTAAGTTAGTTGCTTCCTTTAACATTTCGGAATTACGTATGTCTTTTGGAGAAACCCAACCCGCATCCGTCTCAATTAATATGCCATGACCGACTTCACTTGCTTCTAAAATTCTTAATTGTTTCATTAATAGTTTTTAAGATAAATATATCAAAGGAGTTATTTATTGTTTTTATTTAGTTTTTGACACTGAAAAATCAAAGTATTTGTTTTCAATAACATTATCCCTTATAATACTTCTTACTATTTTTTTAACCGATTCTTTTAATTCGATAGATTTAAAATCAAATTCTTGGTTGGTATATAAATTAACTTCTAAATTAAAAAATGATTTTTTTCCGTGGGATATCCCACTTGTTCTTAAATCCAAATCAACAATACTATTTTCTTTAAAAAGACTTGTATCAATTGAATTAAATACGGAATGTTTGATTTCTCGGTTTAAATTACACACGACCCTATTCCAATTGTCGTGGTCAAATTTGGGAGATACCCATGATTGAATGTTTATGTATAATGATTTTAAATTTTTAGAATCTACAGTACCATACACCGATTTTATCGGACTGAATAGATTTAACTTTACACTTTTTCCTTTTTTCATTAAATTTCATTGATGTCAATGTTTATTGTTTGTTAAAACATAACACAAATTATACCCATTGTCAAAAATTTTTAAAAAATTGTGATATTTGTAATAATATGCTAATAGTAAAAATAAAAAAAGACGGAATAGAAAAGGCCTTAAAAACTTTAAAATCTAAAGTTATTAAAACTAAACAAAATCAAATTCTATTTGAAAAAAAAGAATTTGTTAAAAAATCTGTGGTAAGACGATCTCAAATATTAAAAGCGTCGTATGTTCAAAAAGTAAAAAATTCTTTAAATTGATTCTTCCAAGTTCTTTAACTTAAGGAAATTCAATTGGTCAAACTTTTCAGTTTTTAACCTATCTATGGTTTCAGACAATTTTGTCTTTAATTCAAACTCCTCTTCTTTTTCTAAGATGATATTAAGTTTGCCAATAGCACTTTCACGAATAGTTTCAAATTTGTCTTCAAGAGATTTAGAATCTTCAGAGATTAATTGAAGGAATTCTTTTTTAGATGACTCATCAAGATTATCGACATATTTGTTTAAAGTTTGATTTGCAATACTAACCATTGATTTCAATGGAATATTAATAGATTCTTTAACAATATCATTTGTTGAGGTTAACACACTTGTAATATTTTTTTTAGAATTTACTCTCTCTAACAAATTTAATTTATTTGTATAGACAAGAGCATCAATGTCAGAATATTTGTTCTTAACATTCTCTGATAAAGGTTTTGGTAATTTAATACTTGGCAGTAATTGTTGGATTAAACTAATACCTTCTTCTAAAAAGTCTTTAGCGTCAGATTCGTTTAGTCCTTGAGGTGTGCTCAATTGTTCGTATAAAGAATACAATTTAGACATGGTTTTGTTGTTCAAAACATTATGTTTGAATTCTTTTAGCGATTTCTTGAATTCCTTTTCATCTTTGTAGGATTCAATTAGATTGTTTTCAATTATGGATTTGATTTTTCCGAAAGTCATTATGGTGTGTTTTCAATATAAATATTAGGAGTTTAGTAACTTATCCAATTCTTTTGAAATTTCTCCTAAAGATTGTTGACCTTGACCTAAATCTAAAAATGTTGACCCCTCTAATAAGTTACTTTCAATCAATAAATTCATGTTTTTCATTCTTGATTCTGGAGTAACTGCGGCTTCTCCACCTTCAGGTGCCCCACCTTCAGGTGCCCCACCTTCAGCTGGTGGTGCAACTTCTTCTCCACCTCCCGCAGGTGGTGGTGCGGTTTCAAATCCTGCTCCACCTCCAAATGATTCTTCACCACCTGTAGTTGTTGCTGCGGTTGTTGCGGTACCTCCTGTGGTATTACCATAAAGTTTATCTATATTATCAAATAAACCTGTCTTAGTGATAACTGTAGGAGTTGCTTTAAGTTCTTCACCAACAGCTCTTTCAATTCTTTGTTGTTGTAAATCTAATCTAATTTCTTCGTCAGACCAATTAAAGATGTGTTTCTTAGCCCAAGTAGAAGATGTAGGTTGAATACCGTTTCCTGGATCTGAAACTAAATCTTTATACAATAAAACTTTTTCTTTCCATACATCAATTTTTAATAAGTCTGCTTGTGTAGATGGGTTAGACAAACCTAATGTAAAGTTTTGTAACTCGTCCTCAAACCCTAATAAGAATAAATGAACAATTGCAATTTTATTTAACTCGGCAATCATACTTTTTTGAATTCTGTTGATTGTACGAGCAAAACGAATATCTTGTAATGATAAATTTTTACCATCACCTACAACTTCTTCAAAACCTAAAAATGCTTTAGGAACACGAAGAGCTGTTAATAATTTCTTTTGGATATATTCTATATCGGCAATCTCTGATAAGTTAGTTGCTCCTGGTAATGTTGTAATTGGGTCTGGCGCGGCTGGGTCACGAACAGGGATAAAATAATCTTGATCTACAGCCATTTGGTTAAACCTCATATCAACATTTCCTGTTTTAGCGTCAACAATTTGTTCTCTTTTGAATTTGTTTGCAACACGGTTTACGTATGCTTCAACATCATCATCATTCATGTTACCGACAAAGACTTTAAACATTCTTCTTTCAGGTGCTCTTGATGTACGATAGATTAACATTGCATCTTCAGATAACAATAATTGTTTCCAAATACGTCTTGCTTTTTCTAACATAGATGTACCATAAGGAAGTTTTCTATCATCACCTAATAATCTAAAGTGAGCAATTTCCCATGA